TCTTTTTTACTTACACATCAAACCCTCTCCTTATAAATTTAAATTTATATCTCTACTCATATCTTTATACCCTTTTAATAATAAAAGTCACCTAAAATAAAAATTTTAAGTGACTTTTATTATTACTAAACAAGCTTTTGCTCAAATATATTATCTAAATTAAGCTTCTTAACTCTTTCTGCTATTTCATCCTTATCAATAGTGTAAAGTCCTAATTCCTGCATTCTCTTAAAATAACTAGCTCCAGCAAAGGTATATCTATCCTTTCTTCCTTCTCTAGTTTCAGCTTTTTCATTTTCATAAGCAATCAAATCACCAATAGCTATAGATGAAGGGAAAATCAAAAGATGCATTCCCATCATAAGTCTTACTGCATTATGACCAGCTAAACTTCCTGTACATATAGCTTCACCATAACATGCCAAACTGCAAACCCTATACATTCTCTTTTATATTCTGATTTATCTGAATCATCATTTAATAATAAATTTAAAAAAGCTAAATTAATATCTGGACTTACTCAACAGAAACTATCTAAGCTAACTGGATTAAGTCGTTCAACTATTAACGACCTAGAGCATGGAAGTAGAAATAATATTAGTAGAAACACATTATTAAAGTTAATAAAAGTTTTAGATAAAAACATATTATGTGATGATTATTTATTATTTGTATTAAATCAAGAAAAAAATATATCCTCATTAATTGATCAGCATGGAATAACTAAATTATGTAGTATTTTAAAATGTAATCATTCAAGTATATATAGATGGAAAGTTTTTAAAAATCAGATTCCGAAGTCAAAATTTGAAATTATTAAAGAATTATAATAAAATCTAAGCCTTAGAATTTAACTCTAGGGCTTTTTATATAACTTTTATAAAAAAAATATAGAGCAGATATTAAACCAACTCTAATAAACCATACATATACAATATTAAATAATTTAGTAGTTAGTTATTATTAACTCCTTATACTTTCCCCTTGCCTTAGTTTCTCTTGATAAAGAATAATTCTATATAGCATGTATGCTCTGGAATCATTTCTATTATAGTTTTTCTTAACTTTGATTTTCCTCCTACTCTACAAATAGGTGGCTTTAGCATATTATCACATCCTTTCACTTTATTTTCCGAACTAATGTTCTTGTAAAATTACATCAAATAAACATTCGATAATTAATTACCAATTTTACTTTATTTTAACTATTAGCATTTATATATAAAATAAAAATGCTAAATACCAACTATTAGTACCTAGCATTTTTTTAATTTATAAACATATTCTTTCTAAATTATACTCATTTATTTAATACTCTTATTTTCCTGATTTTAAACCTTTAAATATTTCCTTCCAATTAAATCTAATTACTATTATAGTATCTCTAATTTATTTAACATAAACATTAATATTAGAGGAATTATAATCAAAATTTTTCTTAAATAGCTCCATTAATAGAATTCCAATCCTTAAAATCTACTGCTCTTTCATAAGTCCAAATATTTTTATTTCCTTTAAATTTTAAATACCAATCCCTAGTAGCTCTTTTTAAAGATTCTTCTGTAAAAATATTAGACATACTTCTTTTATCATCTTTAGCTATTTTTAAAGCATTTTTTGAAATTTATTCATTGTTAAGCCTCCAAATATAATTAATTTTTCTTTTTTATTTACTAATAGCAATAATCAACGCTTATTTGCTCTATATTTTGGAACTTTAGTCCCTTTCTTAATAAATTCAACATTCCTTGTGAAAATTTTATTCCCGCTTTATAATATTCATCTACTAACATTTGAATTAAAAATGTTGCATTTCTTCCTCTTCTCTTCTTAAAGTTTCTTATAGCTTCTCTTAATAACTCTTCATCTGCTAAAGTTAATATCTTTTTAGCAAAATTACTATTATCTATATTTGTAACTGCTCTAGCCATTCTAACATTATTATGATTATCTATAGAATTTTGTTTACTTTGAACTCTTGGCTCTTCTTTAATATTTTGTAAAGCTTCTTCAACTGAAATTTGCCCATCTAATGGTTCTTCCCCATTACTATCAACTCCAACTTTAGGTGATTTATCTTTTTTATTAATCACTTTAGCAGTTATAATATGTTTTAATTTTTTATATATATTAAAGTTGCCAGCTAATCCTTTTCTTTTTTCTATAGTAATATATCCCAAGTCTGACAATCTCTTTATTCCTCTTTTAACTGTAGATAAAGAAAGGTGCACTCTCTCACTTATAACTTCTATAGAAGGGTAACTACATTTTTTCTCTTCATTATAAAGACTTAAAAGATATATATATATTCTAAGTTCATTTGCTGTTACATTTTTATCTGTTATCAATTTAGTAGATACTTTTAAAAATTGCATTTGTAGTTCCTCCTCCCATTTTTAAATTAAAACAAAAACTTTAATTTTATACTTTATATTTTAATTATAAAGCTATAAATTAAAATAGTCAATATATTTTTAAATCTATTGTTTTAATTTTTAATTAAATTGATTAATTTTAAAACAATTGTTATAATTTATATATAAGGAGGTGCTTTATGCAGTTAAAGGATGAAATTAAAGGATATATAGCAAGTAGTGGATGGACTATAACTCAAATAACAGAAGAGCTTAATAAGCGTAATGGTACTAACTACACAATGCAAAATCTATCTAGTAAAATTAGAAAAGAGTCCCTTAAATATAGTGAAATTTTAGAAATAGCTGATATAATAGGATATGAAATAGTTTGGAATAGAAAAATAAAGTCTTAGAATTTAAAATCTAAGGCTTTTTATTTTATATTTTTTTATTGAGCAAATCACGAAGTGTATTAGCTAATATAAAGCTAATAATATAAATATAGATAAGTAAATATAGATTGTAGTTCTTTGTGAACCTTTTAAAAAGTTCAATTTGATACTTTTTTATTTGATTTTAATATTAGCATATGATATATTTAAATAGGATTACGCATAAAACAAATTCTATTTATAAATCACTAAGAAAATAATAAAAGTTAGATATTCTATTTAAAGATATCTAACTTTTATTATTTTTATATCGTTTTAATTGTTTTGTAGCTGGTTCTATTTTTTTATATTATATAATACAATATATTAGTATTTTGGGAGATAAATATGTATAAATGTTATGAATCAGATAATCCTTTCAAAATGAGGAAAGGTGAAACAATAGTTGATTTAGATATGTATGTTCAAGCTTTAAAGGAAAATAATATTAACTTTACTCAAGAGCAGTATGAAGAAGCAAAAAAGAATTTAATTAATTTAACTATAAAAAAAGAGTAGGCTTGGCCTACTCTTTTCTAACTATTTTTTAATCTAATCTCATTAACAACTTCAACTTCTGCCTTCTCTAATAATGAATATCGGTTAATTGTTTTATTGTATACATCTTCTTCACAATCAATATACTCAATAGTAAGGGCTATAGAATAGCTTACCTTATCCTCAATTATACTTTCTTTATCCCTAGAAAGAGCATGTATAACAATATATGGTTCAGCAAGGTCATTATATTTAATTTTTCCACTTGTCCTTTTAATAACAGTATCCCACTTAAAATCATTTCTTAATTCTTGTTCTGTCAAATATTTAAACCCATTATGAGATTTACTTTTAGGCTTTGATGCTTTTTTCCATCCAATTTCATAGTATTCATTTGCTAATTCTGGATTTTTAGCAATATCAATCGTCTTACTTTTGCTAGTATTAGGATGAGTAAATAAATATTTATTTTTGTTTGGATAGAACGTATCTAAAATACTCATATTTGTATAATCGTCAGTGTCTTTACTATCAACATCAGTATTTACACATATAGTCCAACTTATTTCCACTTTACCTTTAAAGTCCAATTCTTTTACTAATGGTATCATTAACTTTGCTTTTTTTGCTCTTAGAAGACTACTTTCGTAAATTACAGTTATTTTGTTATTTTCACACTCTAAAATATCTAAATAGTTATCTTTAACTACCCCATATCCTAGATGTTTATCAGGCTTATTATTAGGGTGATTGCTTGTTTGAATTAATAATGCCTTTGATGTTAATGGAGATTTTATAGAAGTATATCCTAATATTTCGGCAATTTTTCTTGAAACTATTGGAGCTGCATAGCTTGTGCCTGAATCATACAATACCTCATTAGTTTCTAAACCAATAAACTTCATGTTACACTCACTAGTTCCACCATACTCAACAACATCTGGTTTAACTTTTGCACCTTCTCTTCCATCTCCATAACAACTATAACTAGCTCTAACAATATTTTTATTATCATCATAACAATAACATCCAACCGCAATATTATTTACACTATCAGCCGGTGCTTGAATACGTCCTTGTCCATAACTAGCTTCTCCTTCATTTCCTACAGCAACAACAAATATCCTATCCCCATCTTTACTTAGTTTATCTAGAGAATATGTAAATCTTGTTATGCTATCATCCTCTATAGGCCCCCAAGGTCCTAAAGATAAATTAAAAACCTTAATATCCTTTCTTTTAGGAACAATTTCTTCTATATAATCTATAATCTCATATAAATCAACATCATTAGAATCTTTTAGAGGTAATACACGAAAAGATTCTATATTTACTGTTGGATAAGGTAATATATTATTTTCTAACTTTTTTAAATCATCAAATAATAAAGCACTACAAACAGCTAATCCATGTTTTATTGACTCTTCATCTTTTGGTAAAATGCTTAAATCTGTTTCTTTTACAAATCTTTTTAATATAGGGTGATCACTAGGGATTCCACCATCAAAAACCCCCACTGTCACACTTGGTTCAAACGTTGAATCTGATAATTTTAAGTTATTAAGTAATTCTTTAGAATCCGAAACCAAATTAGATTCATTTATACTTCTAAATTGTAATGGATGAATGCTTCGTAAAGGATTAAATGGTGCTATAGTATCAATTGTATTTCTATTAGCTTTCATAGAAATAAAAATAGGTCCATCATCATACTGTTTCATTCTTATATTTGCTAAATCAACATTTATTTCTCTTAATATCTCAAAAAACTTTTCTAACATTTTATCATTATCTTCATAAAACGGATGTAAAATAACCTCAATTCTACCACTTTCCCACTCTTCATTAAATGAATTTAAAATGTTTCTATGGTCATCATAATAAAAACTATCAATGCTTCTAATAGTATCTTTATCTGCATCATCTAGCAAATCATTCTTCAACATTTTTTTAAAAATATGAAGATTTTTCTTGCTTACTTTTAAAAATATATCCTTACCAAACTTAACTTCCTCTTTTTTAGTATTCTTTTTAGAATTTATTTTTATTTCTTTTTTACTCCACTTTTTAGTTCCAATCTCTTTTACATTAATATTCCTTAACAACCTATGTGGATGTTCAGATTTAGATGATCTATCAACTCGCATTCTTAAATTTAATACAACATCATCAATAATATATTTAGATGATCCTTCATTAATTTTAAGCTCTATATCCTCTATTTCATTAATCAATCGTACTTTCGCAACTTCATAAGTAGGCCTTTTATCCAACTTTGGCCCACCTGGAGAATGCTTCTCAACATCATTGTATGCTTCTGCATGTGTAAGAATTGGTTTTAATATTTCTCTCATAAATTACTCCTTGTTATTTTAAATAATATTGTACTGTAGATTTACTCTTCCCTATTATTTCAGCAATTTTACTAATAGAGAGTTTTGTATTATTTTTTAATTCGATACAAATTCTTTTGTTAAAATTTATATTGCTATTCCCATTAAACTTTATCAATATCCTAAAAATACTTTGAACTAAATTTTCATCATTTAATATGCTTATTTTTCTAGCTCTTTCAATAATTTTACAGATATCATCTGCTGACATTCCATCAGTAAGTTCCCCTAAAGTTTCTAAAATATCAAAATTAACTTTTTCTAATTTGTGGCTTAATGCTCTTTGTATTATTTCAATTCTTTGCTTTTTATCTGGCAAATCTATTTTTAAAGCAATGTCAAATCTTCTCCAAATAGCCCTATCTAAAAGTTCAGGATAATTTGTTGCAGCTATTACTACAGAGTGATACGGCCAGTCTTCCAACTCTTTTAATAATACATTAACAATTCTCTTTAATTCTCCTAACTCTGAATTATCATCTCTCTTTTTAGCTATAGAATCAAACTCATCTAATAATAATATTGTAGGTTCTTTTTTTGCAAAATCTAATACACTTTTCAAATTTTGTCCTGTTTTTCCTAAATAACTAGATACTGCAGCAGCTAAATTTAATGTAGCAAATTTTATATTTAATTCGCCAGCTAAATATCTTGCTAAATATGTTTTACCAACACCCGGAGGACCTGATAAAATTATTGATGATGTCGGAAATAACCCCTCATCCAGTAATTCATTTACTTTTTCTCTCTCTTTGATAAAATCATCAATAAACTTATTAGTATCACTTTCAAAAATTGGCCTTTTTATCTTAAATGGCTCTTCTATATCAAGTAAATCAAGTCTATTCTCTTTATCTATGGGTGAAGCTGAAATTCCAACTCCTCGCTTAGCAGAAGCACCAATAGCATTTAAATCTAATGCCTTACCAATTTCACTAGCGATTTCTGGATTTTCATTCTTAATTCTTCTCATAAGGTTAACTGATAATAATCTTAATGCTCTCTCATCATGATCAAGTGATGCCCGTATAATCTTAGGAATATATTCTAACTCTTTCACAGTATTATTTCTCCTTGTTAAACTATATATTAATACTCTTATTAATTAAGTAAAATAGCATTTTAATTCCACACTTCGTATTAATAAATATTTTTTTATTATATTTTAATACACTTATTGTTTTTTGTAAAGAATAACTATAAAATAAAGAAAGGCTAGATACCTAAATTAATGAGTATTTAGCCGTAACTTCCCTAATTTAATTTTCAAAAATTTCACTATAATAAGAATCTATTACTAATTTTTTAAACTCTTTGCTATCCAATTTATCTAATAAATCATAATCTACTATACAACGTATAACTGCTTCTATTGTATCATCTATTTCAATTGCTATTTCTCTTAATTCTTTGTATTTTTCTTCATTAAATTTAAGTGTAATAGTTTTTTCTTCTATGTACTTATTCTCAAAATCTCTGAATACTAATGTCATTGTTTTACCCATTTTATCACCTCTAACCTTTCTTTTCATTATTATAACAAATTTATGTAAAATATAAAATATTAAATCATTGTATAAATATATAAACTTCTGTATATACTAATAAAAAAGAGAATATAAGGAGGTCATCATAATGAGTGAAGTAGGTATCATATCTATGCTTTTACTTATATATCTAATCAAGAACATAGATAAATAACTATTTATTTAGTCATAGTATTTTGTAAAAACAAAGTTCTATGGTAGGGAGATTATCTTCCTACTACCTACTAAAAAAAATAAATTGAAACAAGATGATCTCTACAAAATAAAAAAGGCTAGTAAGTAAGATTTCTCCTACCTACTAGCCTTTTTGTTGTTATAAATTTAATAATTTTCTCCAAGTATCTTGTCCAACAATTCCATCTATTGAAAGTCCATAATCTTTCTGAAATTTTATCACTGCATTATAAGTAGCAGTTTCAAAATCTCCATCTGCTCCATGCTTTCCTAAATCATAACCTAAACTTATTAGTCTTTCTTGAGCTAATTTAGTTATATTACCTTCTGCACCTTTTCTTAATGTTGGGCATCCTTTTAATGTTTTATCTCCTGGATCTCCATCAACTTTTTGTTTAGAGAATCCTTGTCTATTACATTCTGTTTGTAAATCCTTTACCCATTTTTCAAAATTGAAAGAAATATCAGAATCATTAACAACTACTAATTCATATAGCTTATCAAATGTATTAGGTCCAGCTAATCCATCAATTTTTAATCCATTATCTTTTTGAAATTGAATTAAACTTTCATAAGTACCTTTACCAAATATTCCATCAGCTCCATATCCACCACAGTTATATCCTAATGATATTAATAAACTTTGAAGTTCTTTACATCTAGTTCCAACATAATTAGCATATTCAGAATAACCTTCTTTTTTGCTTCCAACATTGTTTGATATTATAGTATTAATACAATTAAAATCAATTATTTTATCCCATGGAAATTTATTTCCTGGACAATCTGTATTGTTAAAATCTTTATGCTTGTATACATTAGCTTTAGATAGATTATATTTATTTAATAAGTATTTAATTAATTCTTGTCCAGCTTTTAATTGTGCTTCTGGCATTTCTTCATTATTATATTTACCTTCAAAACAAATTCCTAAGCTTCCTGTATTATAATTGCTTGTATGAGCTCCAAGCTTATCTTCAGGTCTCCCTCTATAAATACTTCCATCTTTTCTTACAAAGAAATGATAACCACAACCAGCCCAGCCATTATTTTTATGCCATCTATCTATATCTTGAATAGTGCATGTTGATGCATCTGCATTGTGACAAATTATTCTTTTTATTTCACCTAAATTTGATAATTTTCCAAAGTTTAAATTAGTTTCTATAATATTCATTTTATACTCCTTCTTTCTTTAATATATTTTTATAAATTAAAAAATAGCTTTATCCCCTTCTAACACCTACTCTTTCTTATTGAATACTTCTAATTTATTTGCAACTACTGCTGGTAGTTCAACTCCACACTCTGCAAGATTTTCTAATATACTTCCTGCTTCTTTATATATAAATAGCGATAATGTAAATCCACATAAATAAAAATTAAGTCCAAGTACAAGATCTATCCCAATTACAAATACTACTGCAACCATTTCAGCAATCCATCTAACAATCCCATCTCTCATTTTTCTAGATTTATAATTAGCATTTTTCCAACTTTTAAGAACTCCTAACAACATATCAAGTACCTTGCATGCTAAATAAGCTATAAGTAATATAGCAACTGTTTGTGGTAATATTTTTAATAATCCTATCTGTATAAAATCCATTTTTACACCTTCCTTAATATAAAATTCCTAACTTCAGGTGTTATCTTTTGTAATATAAAAAGAGCCTAGTTTCCTAAGCTCTCAATAAATTAAAATATTTCTTTTAATATTAATCTAATAACAGTCTCTGACCCTTTAATTATTAATTTATCTCCATGCAATTCTAAATTTGTAGTATTAATTATTCCTGCATTAATTGGATGTATGTTATTAGCTTGAATCTCACACCTTCTAATTATTGTATCTATACTGTTTTTCTTATTCGATATAGTGTTAAGTTGTTGTTGATTTAACTTTAACTTTAATAAAGGCCATTGATCTAAATAAATATTATACTCTTCTACATTAAAATTATATATATTTTTCAGTTCATTCAAGAAACCCTCACTACTATAATTATATTTCATTATTATCACCCCCATTCCACTATAATTATAACTTAATTTCCTTTCATAATTTAACTAAAATAAATTAAAAATAAATTGAATATAAAATCCCCTTTAAAGCCATAATAAATATCAATTGTTTATTACAGGCTTTCACCAAACTTTAATATTTTTCTATAAATTTGTTTATGTCCATTTTCATCTGGATGAACACCATTTCCATCATCTCTACTATACATTAGTGTTCTAAAGACTTCATCCCAAGGTCTTAAACTACTACCATTATATAAATCTAAAAATGGAATACTACCCCTTTTGCATATTTTTTCTAAACCTTCATTTAATAATTGCATTTTATTACCATCTGTATAGTTTGGATATTGTACCCAAGGGGTTGGAGAAATAATTCCTAATTTTATAGTTGGCATTTTTGCATAAATTCTCTTTATCGTTTCATTTACACAGCCAAAGACAGTTGATGTATCACTATCAGTTACATTCCCTAGTGTTAATGATAAGTCATTACCACTTCCGAAAATAGTTATTATATCAAAATCATCATCAATATTTTCAACTCTTTGATAAAAAGCAGATCCTCGTTCTTCTGTCTTTTTATATCCTGTACCCGATACACCTAGGTTAACTGCGATTATCCCTGTTTCTTCAACAATGTAATCAATATAATTTTTTAATGCTCTAGAATTTTTATTCGTTAAACTATCACCTATAAATCCCCATTTCAACCCTTTTAATGGATGTTTTAATTCATCATCAATTTGCTTAATAGGATTACCATTTATAGATGTTATATACCCACCTACTATATCAGAATTAATATTTTCACCTTCATATATCAGCAATCCCTTACTGTCATCTATTATTGGTTTTAGTGGCCTTATACATGTAACATAAACTAAATTACAGTTTTGTGGGGTAGTAAAGGTAATATAATTTACATCATTATATTTTCCGCTTATATAATCACTTACTGTAATATAACTCAATAAATTGCCACCATTGTAAAAAGATATAGAACCTATATTACTCGAATAGTTACCTGTTGGCAAAAACAAACTATAAGTCTTGTTAGATGCAACTGATATTTTAGCAACACCCCACCCCGTAGATGTTTGTATTCCACCAGTTGTATTAGATAATTTATTAATTATAAAATCAGTATCATAATTGTAAAGATTTTTTCCTGTTGTTTTTATACTCATAATAAAGTTATTAAATTGTTCATTTAATACTTCATCTTTTATTTTTTTACCAAATACTTTAGTAACCTGTATTTCCTCATTTAATATTTCATCACCTTTATTTACAATTGTAGTAAATCTATCATCATAGTCCGTCAATCTTATATTAAATGCTATATAAGAACAATTTTCTGGCGTAGAAAGTGTGATATAATTACTGTTATTATACTGTCCATTAATATATGAGCCACCATCAATAATGTCTATAACACCATTCTCACTATTTAGAAATAAAATTGCTCCAGATGATATTGAATATTTACCACTAGGTTTATAAATACTGTAATTAGAAAGTGGTTCTACTTGTATTTTTGCATATGATGCACTTTCATGTTGATTATTCCCTAAAATATCCCCTGATGAATTAATATAACTTCCGTCAATACAATTGACATAATAATCATAAAAATTATTAAACTCTACTCCATCTTTTATCATTGCTGTTGTTACACTATCTTCTTCTATACCTGTCGATTGATACAAAACATTGGTTTTAACCCAACTTTCATTAGAATAAATGTATAAATACCCATCTTCGGTATTAACATAGTTTCTTGTGTTATCTGTCATTTCACTTATGGAAGCAACAAATAATGGTGTACCACTTGATATTCTTGCAACATCACTCTTCTTTGCATAATTTATTTCGCTTTCCGCAACAACATTATTTATCTTTGCATTAAATTCACGACTATTAGTAGCCAATTGCGAACTTAATTTTTCTACTTCTGCTTTTTCAGCTTTATTATCTATTGCTTGTACTTTATTAAGTGCATCAGTTAATGCTTTAAATTCATTACTACTAACAACTGATCTTGAAGTTTGTGAAGCTGTAACCTTTATAGTAAATTTCTTACTTGTTAGAACTCCTTCTCCATCATATATCTTAATTTCACAATCAATATTCCCTGGTATAGCGTTCATTTGCTCTGTTACTTCTGCCTGGATGAATCCTATTTCAGAATTAATAATATCGCAACTATTAAATATTGGATTACCATCTTCTTTAACTCCTGATAATATAACTGAACATCCAGTAATATCAAATGGTACTGAATCATTTAATAATTGGATATGTAAAAACCTAGTGTTACTATCATATTGAACACTAGGTATTACTTCAAAATTCTTTTTATCTATATCTATTTTTAATGTCTTTATATACTTCATATATTCAACTCCTCACAAGTTTCATTTTCTTCTAAGTTATCTACTTCTTCTTCTATCTTCATAACCTCAATATCATTTTCAACCTTATGATATTCAGCTAATCGTATATCTTCAAATCCTCGTCTTTTAGCAGTAACTACATATTTAAAAGCAAAATATTTTCTATCTGATTCAACTATAAAATAATTCTCATTTTGTTCTTTTACCCTATAATCTCCCCAGCCTTGTTTTATTACTTCAACTGTATAGTTATTATCAACTCTAACAGCTTCTTTAAATATATTATCTAATAATATAACTCTTTCATATGTTCCTTCTGCAGTTTCTTCAACTGTAAAAACTTCCATACTTCTATCTGTTAAATAGCTTTCGCAATCCTCTACGCTATAAAATAATCTATCTCCATAGTTTTCTGTTGGTTGAATACAGTTCTTGTTGCCTACTACTGCAAGATCACCATTTACATGAAGCTTCTTATCTACTGTAAGATTATAATCACACCATACTTTTTCTTGATCTGATACTCTATATAAATAAGCCTTTTCACCATCTCTAAATATAAAATAGCCTTTTCCATTTGACTTTAATTTTCCAGTTTCAAAATAACAATAATTTTCATCATAAGCAGCTATAAAATCTCTTAGAACTCTAAACCTTGTCTTACCATCTGCTCTATCTGCAACGATAAACTCATTTTTAATTTTTGCTATAAGATTATCAGATACTGATTTATAAATACTATTAATATCATATCCAAACCATATTTGACTTCCCCTGAAATCAGTTTCCTTAAATATAGTTATTGGACTATTAGTTATTTGATCGCTATTATCATTATCAAATCGCATATAACTATAAAAGTTATCATCAGCTTCATATGATATTGATACTGAACGATTCTTTCTATTTGCTATTGCTAACCCTAACTTATTTTCATCTCCTCCAATTCTTGTAGAGTAAATGTGTGCTACTGCATCACCTTCTCCATCCCAATCAAAGAATTTCATTGTAGTTCCTGCAATATCAATAGCTTTCTTACCATTCCTTTTAAACTGCATACCTTTTGATGATTCTCTTAAGTCTATTTCTAAACTTCCATCAATTGATTGAAGCACTCCCCCTCTTATTCTATCTGCTAACATTGTTCCAGCTACAATAAGATCTGCAAAGAATCCTTTACCAGTTCCGAATGTTCTCCAATTCCAATCCCTATTATCTGGAGTTCTTTCCCCAGCAATCATAAATCCCATAGAGCCAAAACACATAGCTCCATAGCTTGGACTATCCTTATCAAAATCTTCACAAATCATAACTCTTACTGGTAATGGCTGTGCTGTATCTCTACACGCTTTCATTGTTACATTAATTGCATCCAATATACCAGATACTTCAACCGCATTAACAGAGCCATCACTATTTAATATGTTATTTACTTTATTATAAATATCAGTTTGCTTATCAAAATAATTATCAATTTGATGACCTAACTTAATTGTTTTATATTTTAATGCTAGTCCATCCCATGTATAGCCTATACACCTTACTAAAGTATCTATTTTTAATAATTCATGTCTTGCTTTTATGTAATCTCCTAAATTAACTTCCTCATAACACTCATATGATTCATATTCTAATGTTCCTTGCAAATCATACATACTAACTTCAATAGATACTTCTGGGGAATCTATTTGCTCTTCTTCAAATAGTAATTTACTTAATCTAATTAATTCAGCTCTAGCTTCTTCAATAGTTTCAAATCCTTCATTACTATTTTCTTCTTTAACTTTTACCTGGTCAAACTTAATTTCTTTTTCCATTATATAAGGATATTTATTAATATTAGGGCTATCTACCCATGGGGTTTTTCCAGTTAATCTTAATCCATCAAAACCAATAGGAATAATTCTTGTAATAGTATTTTTATAGCTACTACTTTCTTTTATGTATTCCATATTTCTTCCATAGCTTATTACTAATCCAGTATCATGACCTATTTTATTATTCATATAAACATCAAAATTATCTATGAATAACTCTCCACCCCATCTATTAACAAAACTATTTTCATCATCACCAGTAAGTGCAGCAACTATATTTTTTCTTTCTAATCTACTTCTAGCAATTTTTATAATATTGCTATGCCCTCTATAGTTAGTATTTTTAAATATTTTCTTTATTGCCTCGTCTCCAGTTGCATCACCAGTATCACATATTAGAACATTGTCATTATTAAAATCTTTAACATAGTTTTTAACATTATCATAGAAAAGTAAATATCCTGAAGCTATTATAGTGCCTTCTTTACTATCTTTATCTATATCTTCAATTCTAAATAGCTGACCTTTTTCTAAATCCCATGGAGTAAATGCTTTAATAACATTCCCCTTTTGCAGATACTCATATCTTCCATACTCATCAATCTCATGCTCTATTGTAAATTCAACTGCTTGATTTATTCCTGCTGTACTAACTTCATAGCTTAATGGCTGTAATGCCATATCTCCATTTTTATCAAAGTTAGTATTTGTACTTAAATATACTTGTATCATTAGTAAATCCTCCATCTAGGAATCACTATTAAACTTTTTAAATTCCCTTTCCATTCAATAGTATTTTCATCTTCATTTAAAAACAAATCATCATACCACCCTTCTTCAAATGCAATATTATTTTTTGTTTTTCCTCTGAAGCATAACTCTAATTCAGTATCAATTAATAATTCCTGACCTATATTAAACTTAGTTTCTTTTCCATTTACAATTAAACTTATTATTCCTTCAGCTTCAATTTTATAAATAGGTTTTGATGTTAGATAACTTGGATTATACAATAACTTAGGATTAATTATTTCCTTATCCCCTGACCTATAATAAATAAATGGTGAACAAACAAAAGTAACTTCAAAGCTACCTTTCTTTCTACGTGTTCTTTCAATAACTTGAAGTTTACAATACTTAACTCTATAATACATATCTAAATCATCAGAAAACATTAATCTATTATCATCTATTTTATTAATCCATCTCTTAATTAATCTTGTTTTTTCAACGAAATCTTTTCTATCAATAAAATTATAACTAACTGGTATTTCTATATTTTTTAAAGTTTTAGATTTTACAGTAACAGTTTCATCTCTTCCATCTATAGTTTTTTCTGTTATTGAAGCTTGTTGGGGATTAATAATATTAGGTCTCTTTATTGAACTTAATCCTATATCTATATCAGCTATGCCATTAAATACAATAAAATAATTTGAACTCCTCATTATTCAACCCCCTTTCCTTTATTCACACTATTTTGTTTCTTAGTTACTTTTTTTATTACAATATCAGTTATCTCTCTTGAAATTTCTTTTGTTCCAATATAAATAGGTATTTCTGCTTGCAGGACTAAATCACCATTACTATTTACATTGAATTTATCTAACACACTACTTAAACTATTTAAAGTATCACTTAATGAACTTTCTTCATTTTTTCTTATACTTTTAAAACTTTTTTCATTGTAGTTAAAGTATGATCCTCTTGTAACATAATTTGCTATCTCTGGCATATCTAAAGAATAATCCCTCATAGGTTGAATATTTTCATTAGATAACGTACTTCTACTTTGTATTGTTCTTTCTGTAGTTGTTCTTGTTATAGATACTCTTCCAGTTATAGGAGTACTATATGTCCTTTGCAATCTATTCCAATCATTTATAGATTGATTTGCCATTCTATTTGTTGACGATGTAACATTCTTCTCCATGGCAGAAGCTGAACTTGAAGCGTTTTTTTGCATTTTAGAAGCTTCTTTAGTTACAGTTGCTTGCATATCTGTAGCAGATTCATTTACACTCTTTTCAGCTGAATCTAAATTCTTACTAACCTCTTTAGATGCTTCTCCAGTCTTACTACTTAATTGTTTGTTTACTTGATCCATAGCTGAACTAATATCTTTAGTCATAGAATCACCATTTATTTTACCTGCTGCAGACATTTGACTTAAATTCTTTTCGACTTGACCTGCTGCTTCATCTATAGTCATTCCTGCACGAATCCCTTGGAACATCATTTTTGTAGTATCATTCATACCTTTTAAAGTAGTAAGTTGTCCACTACTCATATTAGTTAATTGACTAGCTAAAACTCTACTAGCTTCTGAATAATTCCCCGCAACTATAGTTGGTACTTGATTTAATGTTGTATCCATTATAGTTGTAAGTTGTATTAAACTTTCTTCAGTAGAATTTAACATTTGTGACATTCCTCTTGAGGTAGTAACTGTAATTTTACTCATAGCTTCTTCAGTGTTTAATGTCATTTTATTTGTCATTCTGCTCCAAGCTTCATTTACGGTTAACCCCCCTGGACCATCGGCAATAGCTGCTATAATATCACATATCCCCATAATTGCTATTCCTAAATTACCAAAAGTCATTTGAACTATTCCTGAAATAAACTCACATACACTACTTATTACAAATCCAACTCCACCAAACTTCTCTTGAAGTGATAATAAAGCTGTCTCACTATCTCCTATATATGTAAGTAATCCAGCTAGAACAGCTATTATTGCTCCAATACCTACAGGACTTGCCAATATTCCAGCTGCACTCGTTAAACCTCCTGCTGCTCCACTTGCTGCAGTTGCTCCACTAGATAACTTTCCAAATAAAGTTACAGCATTTCCACCCACAATAATTAATTGACCTATTCCCATAAGCATAGGTCCAATTGCAGCAACTACTCCAGCCATAACAACTATATTTTTCTGTTGCTCTTCATCTAAACTACTAAACCAATTTGCTGCTTCAGTTATTAGATGTATAACTTTTGATAATACTGGTTCTAAAGCAACAAATGCTTTTATTAAAGCTCCTTCTATTGCAGATTTCATAGAATCAATTTGCCCACCAAGATTATCTTTCATTATTGTTGCCATTTCATTTAATGCACCTGATGAATTATCTAAGTTTACAACCAACTCATCATATTCTCCACCAAGTCCATCTAGTAAAGCCATTAATGTGTCAAATTGAGTTTTTCCTCCAAGCATTGCAGCATATTGAGCTTGTTGTTGCTCTGTTAGTGTTGAAGTTCCATCAGCCGTATTAATTAGCTTTCCTCTAAGCTCTTTTAATACTTCTATCATATCTCTCTGCTTTCCTTTTGAATTAAAAAGAGAGATACCCATTGCATCTAAAGCTTCTCCAGCTTGACCAGTTTCAGTTACTAAATTCGCAAATACAGATGATAAAGCTTTCCCTGCTTCACTTCCTTTAATACCTCTATTGGCTAAAACTCCAAGTAAAGCTCCTGACTTTTCCATTGGAATGTTTAACATTTTAAAAGAACCACCAGCAACTATATTAGCTTCTAATAACTGTTGCATAGATTGATTTGATTTACGTTGTGCTTGCGCTGCTATATCTAGATATTTAGTAAAATCTTCAGCACTAATTCCAGCTGCCGACATAGAATCAGTTACTAAATCAGCTGTTAATGCTAAGTCCATCCCCCCTGCTTCTGCAGCTCTTAATACTGGTTCTATTCTTTCAATAGATGTTTCAACATCCCAACCAGCTAAACTTAAATATGTTAACCCTTCCGCTGCTTCTGAAGCACTAAAAGATGTACTACTTCCCATTGCTAAGGCTTTTTCTTCTAAAGCTTCAAATGACTCGCTTGTCTTATCTGTTATTCCCGCAGTAGCTTGTAGCTTACTCATAGCAGTTCCAAAATTTGTACCTGCAACTGTTGCAGCTGCTCCAGCTCCTACAATGGGTACGGTAACTCCAGTAGTAAGTCCTTGTCCTATATTTTTAGTTGTATTTCCTAGTTCTTTTAAATCATTTCCTATTGTTTCAAAAGGTAAATTTCTAAGTTCTTGTGATAAGTTGTTTACATCAGCTTGCGTATTATTTAATTCAGTCTGATATTCATCTAAAGCTCTACTATTATCTTCAATCTCACTTTCTAATGTTATATATCTATCCTTTAATTGAAGTAACTCTGATTTTAAATTTTGTGCTTCATTTGAATTTTCACCATACTCACTTTTAGCCTTATTTAACTTTTCTTCTATTGAAGTTATTTCTTTTGCTAAGTTTTTATGTTCTTCTCTATTTTTATTTAGAATATCACTAGTCTGCTTAATAGCATCTTCATATACAGTAATTTTTTGAACTCCTGAATCTATTTTGAAAGTTAATTCATTCATTTTATTTCCTAACTTCTCAAAATAATTTCCTGATTGAACTAATTCGCTTCCAAGCTTATTAAAAGATGACTCTATTAATTTTGTATTATCATCTATGCTTTGAAGCCTTTCTTCTGTTGTTTTTGTTGAATTTCCTAAATTATTAAATTTATCTTTAGTCTCTTCTAATTCTTTTGAAAGCTTATCAATAGTTGATTCAGTAGTTTTAATGTCGCTTCCTAACTTAATTAAATTTTGGCTATTTTTTAGAACTAATTTAGATTGTTCTTGCCATTCTTTAGAATTCTTTCCTAAAGTGTTTTCAAGTTCATCTAGTTTTTCTTTTTGTTCTTTAACTAACTTAGAATTTTTCTCATATTCATCTTTTTGTTTAGATAATTTTAAATTATATAATTCTAATTGTTTGCTAGTTTTTTGTATCTTTGCGTCTAATCCAGTAAAAGTGTTTTCAAAATTTTTAACACCATTTCCAGCTGACTTAAATTCCTTTTCAGTATTTTTTATAATACTATTTATTGCAGTAATTTTCTTTCTAAAATTTTCTGACTCTAAGGAAAGCTCTACGGCTAACCTTTCAACTATTTCATCAGCCATATAACCCACCCCTTATAAATATTCTGTTTCTTCCTTTTCTTTATTTGAGCCGTTTACTCTTTCATAAATTTCTATTTGCTCAAAATAATGTTTAGGAGTAATTGCCCAAAAGTCATTTCTTTTTAACTTAGTAGTCCAAAAAAACTCCATATAAGGAAAATCCCAATCTTTACTTTTATCTTCAGTAAAGTTCGGGATTTCCTCAAATTCATCATCTTCTTTTTGTTCTTTTGACTTAAACATACACTTCTTTAATAATTCATTTAAATATTTTGATTCATTTAATAGCTTTTGTGCTATCTTATCATCTGATCTTTCCTTTAAATAAATTTTAATAAATTCTTCTTCATCTAAACCTGAAACTCTTAAAACAGATTGTAATATTAATGCTGCTATACAATGAAAGTCCATTTTGGCTATTCCTTCGAAGATTTCATGTACTTTCAATAATTTATTACATTCATGTAATTCTTCCTGTGTTCTTTTTATTACATACATATCTAAAGTTCCAGGTAACTTTAAATCATCTATTTGTAAATATGCTTTATACATTTTTCACCTATAAAAATAAGGATTGAAATATCAACCCTTATTTTTTATTACTCACTTTTCTAACTTGTGATTCTTCTAGCTCTATATTTTGTGGAAATTGAACTTGTTTAAACCAATTACTAACTGCGTCAGCAACTACACTTTCATCATCTGTATCTATATAATGATAAATATCACCATTTTCACCTTCACCAATACTATAACTTATTTCGTCTGTAGAACCTTCTCCTTTACCATCTTCAATAGTTTCTGCTGAAATTGATGTAGGTGAGCATACACAGTTATATATTACATATAATCTTTTATGTGTACTTCTTTTCTTCTTTCTTTCAAATAAAAATGCTCCTTGAGGTGATACATCTCCTGAATTAACTTTAATCCCACCTTTAACTATAGTATTTCCAAATAATAATGCCTGTTCCTCTGATGTTAATGCTAAAACAGTTAAGGTTCCTTCACCACCTACAAAGTCATAACCATTCTCTACTACTTTGTCATCTGCCCATTCTTGGTCATTTTCATACTCTAATTTATTCTCTATTTTTTTAGCAAATAAAATAGGTACTGGTGTTTGATATGTTCCATCTACTAGCGGAGCAAAATGTATATTTGATAAACCAGCTAATACTTTTTTCTTTTTTGCCATTATTTTTCTTCTCCTTCATCTAAATAATTTTCATATATAAAAGTTAAACTTCTACCATAAGCACCATCAGACTCAATATCTTTTCCACTGTTATATTTAAAGTCATAGCCCTTAAGTAAAGTTTTAATTTTTTTATAATTATCTAACTTTGATTTCTTTGTTGTCCAATAATTAATACAAATATAATAAGTTTCTGATAAATTTTCATTATCAAAAAAATTACTATCTTCATCATCATAAATATTAAAAATAATATACTCCTCAACTTCACCTTCAAATTTTTGAAAACCAATAGGTATATTTAACTCTTCTAATATTTCAACTAACTTATTATGCATAACTACCTCATTAAATTTTCTTTTAACTCTTTTTTCATAGCAGAAACTGCATTATCTTTAGCTTTACGAAAACCTCTTTTAATCCACTTCTTTCCTGCCATTCTTCTAGTACCATGCTCCTGATAATATCCTCTTTCAACAACTTCTCTATCATCACTTACAATTCCAATAACACTAGTTCTATTGAAACCTGAGCCTTTTCTTTTTATTTTTCCTAAACTATCTCGTAGCTCACCCGTATCCTTAGGAACTGTCTCTCTCATAGCTTCAAGAACAACTTTATCTCCTTTATCAAGTACTTTATCCATTTCTTTAGCACTTGCTCTTTTGGACATATTATTTAATCTATCTTGTAATGCCTTACATTCTAAAGTACTCATTCCCATTATTCTATCACTCCTTCAATTTCTAATATTTCATCTCTTTCTTCAAGGTTATTAATTCCTAAAATATTATAAAATTTATCTTTATAAGCAATCTTATATTTAGTAGTAGCTTCTTTATCATTACTTAAGTCTAAATACTCAATATATCTTATAATAAATTTCTTTCTAAATTTAGTAGATACTTTTCCATTAGATGTGCTTTCTAATGTTTTAACATTATTTATTTCTTTAATATCTCCCCAAACAGTTCTGTAATGGCCCCATTCATCATCAGATAAAGCTCCCCCTTTATTTTTAAGGAAAATACCAATATGTTTAGACATAACATTAATTAAATCAGTTAAGAAAATAAACATTTTTTCTTTTGATGCATCAGGTTCTAAATAAGCAATACTATATAAAGAGTCATTAATTTTTACAGTATCTCCTGTTGATATTCCAGGTATATAATGAGTTTTTAATTTAATAGATACTTTTAATCCAGTAGCACTATACTTTAAACTATCTTGCTCCCTTATTGTTTTATAAGAGAAAAAGAGCTTTCCTTTTATAGAAAACTCTTTTTCATTGCAAGCATTATTATTTTCATCATAACTTTCTAAATAGTCACCATAATATAGAACACCATCATTAAAAGAATCAAATTTCTGTTTTCTTTTCAACATATCTTTTCACCTTATATTTATTTCTAATTTGATAAATTTCATTCAAATAGCTTTTATCAAACTCATTAGCACAATCATGCCATACATACATGCAATAATTCATAAATAGGCTTCTTTCCATCCCAGCTTTTGAATAATCTATTTCAGATCCTAGTTTATGATCTAAAGTTATCTTTGCATCTTCAACTATATTTGATAGCTTATTTTCAGTAGATGCATCTTCCCAAGTTATATTTAACCTTTCTTTTAATTGCTCAACTAAAGTGATTTTATCCATACCTACTATTTAGTAGTCTTTCTTGAATTTAAAGCTGCTGGAGTAGCTTCTGTAGTTTTTACTGTAATATATGCTGGATCTAAATCAGCTATATTAATTAATATAGAAACTGTATTATCATACGCTCTTCCTGTTCCATACATTTTAATCTTATAAACTCTTTTATCTTCTAAGAACTTTAAATCATCACTATATTCTATTACACCTTCTTTTGCTCCACCAATTCCCATGAAGTACTCTTCTGGTAAACAAATAATTGCTTCACCATCTGATAATTCATTTGATATTTCAACATCTGTCGGAAATGGGAATAAATTATTTACATAAGCTCCTGCACTATTTAAAACAGTTGTTGCAGGCATTATCTTAGATAAATAATCAGATTGATTACAAATTAATAATACCTTGTTAAACTTTCTATTTCTGCCCTTTTCATTCTTTACAAGCTTAGATAATAGCTGTCCATATTCTGCTGGAGTGAATGTAGTTACTTTTACTGCTTCTTTCTTTGGATATTTACCACCAGTTATAGTAACATTTTCAGATAC